GAAGATATTATTAATTCGTTTAAAAACCCTGTAACAGGTAAACCTTTAACAGAAAATGACTATTGGACCGATGTTGACCCATTGGTTTTTATGCCGTTATTACCACAATTTTTTAGCCAAGTACCACAAATAAATGAATCAGTTCATGTCGTATATTATAATTTAGATTACCAAGACAGAAATAAGTACTACATACAAGGTATGTTTTCAAGTCCAAACGAATTAATTGGAGAACCTTTTGAATCTTCTCAAGCATTTACATCAAAAGGGGAAAGAAACAAACTACCACAAGATATTAGAAATAAAGATGGTTCAATGAAAGAAACATCACAGTCAGGATTATATCCAGATGTAAAAACAATTGGGATTTTAGGTAGAAATAATTCTGATATGTTATTACCTCCTGACTCAGCAATGTTTAGAGTATACAAAAAAAATGTGAATGAAAATGGTAATCCAATCTTTAACAAAAAATTTGGTATGGTTGGATTACAAAAATTTGATACGAGAAAAGTTGAAAATACTAATCAAACTTTTACAGAACAAGGAAATGTAGTACAAAAAATAAAATATTTGGTTGAGTATGATGTATATGGTGGTGTTGGTAGTTTATTGGGTAGGTTTTCGGGATACGTTAGGATATATAAAATATCTGATTATAGACCCGTATACTCAACAAGTGTTTTAAATGGTTTTTATAGTTTTCCTGAAGAAAGTTTAATTGGTCCTGTATATCAAAAAGATTTTACATTTGATTCTCGTGATGACATTATATCTGGTATTAATAATGTAATATCACTTATGAATAGTGGTTCGTTTTCTTTGGGGGGAACAGGAACAACAATAAATGAACCAATACCTTTCGTTTTCCAACCATCAAAAAATTTTTGGGATAAATACGAATTAAATGTTGATGTTTCAGCAACTGAAGTTATAAACTTAAGGAGATTCTTTGAAGGTATATACTTAAACAAGCAAGACTCAACTAGAGGTATTGGATACGTTTCAGAAAAAGATAGATTAGGACCACTAAAATCATTTCAGACATATAAAATCCCTAATGAACAATACGAATTTAACCCTATTGTTTACGGAATAAATGTTGCCAATACTTCTTTTTTTCTTTCACATGATACACAAGTAGGTGTAACCAAAATTGATTTTGATACTATAGATTTTTCAGGAACAACAATACCGCAACAATTTATTGAAAATATTATGATTCCAAATACTAATTCTATGGTGAGAGGTGAACAATTATTGGACCTTATAGAATTAATTGTTAGGTTTTTAGTTTCTCACGTACATCCATACCATAATATGGGTCCAGATTCACAAAGTGTTGATGGTACACAAGTACAAACTATTTTAACAAAACTTTACGATGCCGATAGTAAAATTTTAAATAAAAACTTACGCATTAACTAATATTTATAGTTAATGTCTATACACAAATCATATCTAAATAGAAATAACACAATTATTTCTAGCGGTACTACAAATACAGGACAAAATCCTGTAACTGAATTATTTTTTGGTAGGGTTGATAATGTTTTATCCACACCAGGATATTCAAGATTTATTTTTGACATAGATTTGTCACAACTACAAGAAAAAATCACAAATGGGATTGTTTACACAGGAAGTCCAATGACTCATGTGTTTAAAATGACCAATACGATAATGTTTAATTATGAATTATTAAACACAACAACATCTGACAATAGAAGAAGAGCCACGGGTTTTAATTTAAATTTGTTTAGAATACCTAAATTTAATTTAACAGGTACACCACAAAATTGGGATGAAGGTGTTGGTTATGATTATTACAACAATAATAATTTAAATTCTTCTAACGCTAGTTTAACATCAAGAAACTACAGGGACAACGACAAGTCATATTCTAATCGACCATCAAATTGGTTTAATTCAACAACAATTAGTGGGTGGAGTACAAATGGTGTTTATAACAATTTAAATAACGGTATTGGAAATGTTATAAATTTTTCAGCCTTAACATTAGTCGATACTCAATATTTTGAATTTGGTAATGAGAATATTGAATTTAACATGACTAATGAAATTAATAATATTTTAACGGGTGCAACAACAGGTGTTACAGGATATATTATTTCATTTGACCCCGAAATAGAAAATATAACAGGATTAACTGAAAATTATTCGGTAGGTTTCTTTACAAGACATACACAAACATTCTACGAACCATTTTTAGAAACAACATATGATGATTTAATTTTAGATGATAGAACTAAATTTTTTGAGAATAAAGTAAATAAATTATACTTATATTCTTATATAGACGGCACACCAACGAATTTAGATTTTAACCCAACAGTTAATATTGCAGACTCAAATGAAGATTTAATATCTTCTTTAACGGGTTTAACAACAGTTTTAAGAACTCAAGGTATATACGAAGTAGAAATACCTGCAATTACAGGATATTCAACACCATGTCAATTTAACGATATTTGGGTTAACTGTACACTAAATGGAAGAGCAATTGGTAATATAACCAATGAATTTATTCTAAGACCCGCAACCGAGTACTATCAAATTGGTACTCTATCAAAAAACCCTGAAACTTACGGGTTTAGTTTTTCAGGTATTAAACAAGATGAAAAAATATTAAATACCGATACAAGAAAAGTTGTGGTAACTATTAAACAGGCTTATTCTTCAAATATTGTATATCCTGATTTTAAGGCATACTACAGAGTATTTGTTAACGAAGGTACAACTGAAGTTATTGTCCAAGATTGGACTAGAATAAATCAAACATCAAATGAATATTATTTTATCTTTGATACAAAAGATAAAGTTCCAAACCAATATTTTGTAGACATAAAAGTTCTTTCTTCGGGAGAAGTAGATACTTATAAAAGACAACTTAAATTTGAAATAGTAAATAAGAAATGAAAAAACAAATAGTAAAAGAATCATTTGATTTTTGGAGCACCATATCAAATTTTGTGGGTGACTTAGCCAGACAAACCGCAGGTGCTGTTGACGTTTTAGGTGACCCAATAGTAATTGCATCGTTAGTGAAAAACTACAATGAAATAGAAGAAACCCTTCAAAGATTTGAAAATTTAAAAAATCAATTATTAGGTCCTGAAATGGAATTAAACTATGAGAGTCTAAAAGAAGAAATGTTAGACATTAGAAACGATTTGGAAGTAGACGTTATTGATACTTTACAAGGTTTTGTTGAATTAACCCCAACAGGTCCTTTAGGTTCTCTAGCGTCGGGTATCGCACCATTACTTTTGAAGATGACAATAGAAGAGCTTATTGATACAATTCAGGAGTACATTCCACAAGATTTAGATGTTCCATTATTAGGAACACTAACTAATGCCGCTAGAGCAATTTATTTTATTGATAATATAGAAAAAGTTCAAAAAGAAATGAAACCGCTTCACGATGACCCATCAGTTTTTTCAAAGGAAGTTATTGAAAGATTAATGGTACATGAAGGAAAAAAGAAATCAGGAACAAAACTTTGTAGTAGAGGCAAATCGGCTGCGAAAGCAAAATTTGATGTTTACCCTTCTGCGTACGCTAATGGATATGCAATTCAAGTATGTAAAGGTAAAATTAAAGGATTAGACGGAAAAAAAAGGTGTTCACCACCTTATTGTTAATTGATTTTTAAATCGTCAATTTTTTTAAATTTATCTTCACTATAATCAGTAAATTTTCTAATTATATTCATTAATTGACCGTACTTATCTGTTTTGTCAAATAAGTTCATGATTTTGTTAGAATCCATTGGGTCATTAATATCGTTATAAAAAATAATTCCTTGTGGTGATGGATATCTACCACCTAAGTAATTTTCACCTGGTTTGTTTATATACATACCAAATTTAGAAGATTCTAATTTGGCTTGTAATTCTTTATTTTTTATTATTATATAACCTAAAGAACCCATTCTATTATGTTTCTTAAACATATCATCACTATCTTTAGATGTTGTACACCATTTTGTTCCCGCACCATATTTACATGATGCGTCAAACGTCAAAGGTATTACTAGTAAAAAATCATCATTTTCAAAAAGTTTAATATATTCATGTGGTTCAACTTTAAACTTTTCAGAAATCACGCTTTTACTTAATATACTTTCTTTTTTTGGTTTATAAGATGTATATATTGGTTTTTGACCTTTACCTGTTTGTGTGTCTTTTTTCTCCGCTTTCCTTTTTTGTGAACACGCAGATTTTTTTTGTGAGTCAGACATTTTACCTGCAACACCCGCCGCTCTACATTTTGGATATGCACCCTTAGACGTATCAGGTCTTCCACATGGTGGATGTTTACCATCTACTTTTCTACAAATATTAACCCAAGGACCTTTTGGTTGTTTACTTCCTTTTGGTTTTTTCTTAGTTCCAAACCAAACCGCCAAATCTTCAGTGAGCAAATTAACTAAATTTAAAATTTGTTCAGATACACTACCGCCTGATTCACCGCCAGCGTTATCACCATCTCCCAATCCATCACTATCAACTCCTTGAAATTTGTGTTTAAGTTTTTTAGCCATTTTATGTGCTATATGTTCTTTTGTTTTTACGTTTTTTGAATCTATTATTCCATCTAAACTATCGTAATTAACTTCAGCACTTTCATATTTTGAGATTGGTACGATAAAAGGTGATAAAGCATTTTTTTCCCAATCCATTAGACCAGGACTAATTGGCGGTTTATAACTACCAGAACCACCTGATACCGTAGCTTCATTTATATTTTCCCAAACAGTAAAATCATTTGATTTTATATCCTTGTATATTACTTTATCTTTTGACATTTTAATTCTATCATTATATAAATATTTCAAACTATGGTTAATTATAATATTTTTGATATTTTTAAATTTAAAAATGACGAAGAATTTCAAACATTACTAGATTCTTTAAATAAAGAACAATCTATCTATTTTTTAATAAATTCTGTAAAACATGCTAATAGACAAGGTGTTTATACATTAGAGGAATCAGAATTAATTTCTAAATGTATTAGAAAACTGTATTCACCGAATGAAAATCAATCGGATGTAAACGAAAAAAGGGACGAATAATCGTCCCTTTTTTTATAGTTAGATATGTTAGATTATCTCAATTCTCTCAAATCAAATGTTCTAACACCATCAACAGTCACTTTACCGTAGAAACGGTTGTTAACCATCTTCTTAGCGTATCTTGTCATGATACCTTTGATTGGTGTGAAGTTGAATGGGTTATACATTGTTGGAGTTAATTGTAGAGGAACATATGGTGCGTAAACATAACCAGTGTCTAACAACGAGTTACCTTTGTGACCCAACAACAATGTGTTTGGTGGGAAATAAGGGTCTCTGTAGACTTGGTATCTACCTGCCAATGTACCTACTCTTTCAATACCCATGTTGTATTGGTCTTGCTCAGGTGCTGCGTTTGATACGTGGAAGTATTCCAAATCATCAAAAATTGCACTGATTTCAGAAGATACAACAATCCAGTTAGCTCCACCTCTTAATGTAGATTTGTGGATTTGAGCCGACAATTGGTTGATTGCTGTCATCAACGTTTGGTTCCAATCTTTTTGAGTATATTGAGTTAATGGATTTGCGGTTGTACCTCTCTTCCATCCGTTGTAATCCCAACGTAAAGTCCATGCCGCACCTTTTCTTAAGTCTCTCAAGATTTCTCTGTCGATTTCAGCAGCAACTTGCTCTGACAATAAAGCAGTTAATTCAGCTTCAGCATCAATATTATGGAACGCTGCAACGTCTTGTGCTAATTCAGGTGACCACTGAGCTCTTAATTTTCTTTCAGTAACTGATACTGTAACAGATTCAAGGTCAAATGAAACTTCACCGATTTGGTCTTCAAATTCCAATTCTTTATAGATTCTATAAGTCATTGAGAAATCTAAACCATTAGTTGAGCTTACTGTTGTAGTTAAACCAGAATATCCGTCTAATGAACCTGCTCCGATTGAACATGGAACTTGAGCATCAACTTCTAAGTAAATAATACCGTCTGCATCACAGATATTATCATATGTACCACCGTTACCACCAGGGTTAGAACCACTTGTGTTAGGGAAGTTTGTAGTTGTGCTTGAACCATATTGTACAATACCTTTACCATATTTTTGAGTAACAACTCTGAACAAACATGGAGCTGACATTCCTGAGAATGGGTGGTTAACACCTGCTTCTGTGATTGGTGCGATTGTCATACCAGCCAAGAATTCTTCAGTATCCATTTCATTACCGTTTGGTCCGATTAATTTACCAGCACCACTGTAGTTAAATCCTGAGAAAGCTACTAAAACTTTTCTGTATGGACCACCAGTTGTAGTATAACCTGAATTAACTAATTGACCTCCATTCCAAACTTGTGTACAACCTGTAACTGTTCTAGCTGAGAATGCTCCTTTAGAATAATCAAATAATCCAGGTGGGTCTAAATCTGGTTCAGTACCTTCATAGAATCTATCATATAAATTCTTATCATTTGCACCATAACCAGTGTCAGGTGAAGAAGGTCCGTTAGGTGCTCCAAAAGGTGAATAGTGGTAGCCACCAGTGGTTGGGTCTTGTTGACCTGTTGTGTAACCTTGAATTTTAGGTACAAAGTAGAACAATTTACCGATAGGTAAGTTCATTGCTTGTACAGAAACGATGTCGTTAGCTAACAACTTAGAGAAAACTCTTCTTACGATTGGGAATACAACCGTTTCGAAAGAACCGTCTGAAGATGTGCTAGCAGCTTCGTTTATTAAGTGTGATGCTTGGTTTTCATAAAGTTGAGCGATGTTTTCTTTAACATGACCTCTCAAACCTTCTAGGAACCCAAGTCTGTCCCATTTGTTGATTGTATCTTCTTTGATAACTTTAAGGTGCTTAAGACCAATGTTACCAACAAGACCTGATTCTAATAATGCTCCCATTTTTTTATTTTTTTAAGTTTTGTTTAGTTTATTTTAATTTTGACATCAAATCTTTCATTCTTAAGAATTGTGGATTTTCATATGTCTTGTTTTCAACCAAGTTTGTTGAACCTTTAGTTGGTGTTCTATCAATAGATTCTACGATAGATTCTTTAACAACTGTATTTTCTTTAACACCTAATTCATTTTTTATTTGTGAATAAAGATTTTTTGATTCCTTGATTGTTTCGACGTTATCAAAACGTCTCATGATGTTTATTTTTTCTTGTTTAGTTGTAGAATGTTCTGTAAACAATCTAGTTGCGTATGCCAAGTTTGAATTAAAGACTGCAACCTCATTAAGTTTTTCTCTGAAGATATTCAAAGCTTTTCTGTATTCTTCGTTTTTAAGTCTTAAAACTCTAACTTCTTCTTCTAAAGCTTTGTTAGTAACAACTTTCATTTTAGGAAGACCTCTACCTGGGTAATTTCTTGAACCATTACCATAGGTTCTTGAAGCTTCTTTCATTTCATCTTCACGTGTCTCAAAACCAGCATCATCTCTTCTTGATTTCATTGATTTTAAATCTTTCTTAGATAACGCTCCATGTTCCATTCCTTCTTTTTCATCTTCATGGTCATCATAACCTTGACCTTCTTTAAATTCACCTTTTACGTATTTTTTAGCTTCAGGTGCTGATTTACCATGAGGCCCTTTGTGAATGTTTTCACCCTTGAACGATACCTTACCAGGTCCTTTACCCATACCTACTCCTACATAGGTTTTTTCTTTAGATTCCATCATACCTTCTTTTTCATCATCATAGTCACTTATTCCATCTTCATCATCATCAGAGATTTCAATTTCATAAACAACTTCTTCTGCTAGTTCATCATTAGAATCATCATCATCCATTGATGGTTCTGATAAATCTTCACCACCACCAATAGGAAATGTCATTGTGTCTGTTTGAGATAAAACATCAACATCTAACTCATCACCCATTTTTTGAACGATAAGTCTGTCACTGTCACCCATACCCATAACAATCTTCATTAATTCTTCATCTGATGCACCAACCATGTTTAAAGGTTCGATTTCATCATCCATCATGTCATCATCATCGTTCATCATAGTGATGTCATCTGTCATTGACATTTCATCACCAGCGTCGTCAGATGCTGTCATGTCGATAGTCATAGAATCTTCGTCTTCATCTTCATACATACTCATGTGAGTACCTTCTGTGTTGTAAGATTCATCTGCCATCATTTCTTCCTCAGTCTTATCGTATAAAGACTCTTTTACTAATTCTTCGATTTCTTCCTTCATTGTAGAAGCAAGTATTCCTTTTGCGTTTTCAGAAACCACATTTTCCAAATTTTTCATTTGTAAAAGAGCTTCTTCAACTAATGATTTTTTTTCTGAATTCATTTTTTGCAATAAAAATTTGTTTTATTTTCCATATAAATATATCCATTTACCAAAAAAGTTAGTTTTGAACGGGTGCTAAAATAAAAAAACCCGATTTCTCGGGTTTTAATTAACTTTTAAATTTAAAATTTTTTATTCAAAAACTTCGTCAATTTTGCTTTCGGCAACTGCGGTTATTCTCCAATCATGTTGAAATCCTTTAAATTTTTCTGTTACTTTGGCTTCAACATCGGTAACGTTATAACCTTTAACAAGTTTTTCTTCTCTGATTTTTTTAATTTTTCCTGAATTTTCGTCAATCAAGTCGTATTGAACTTTTGCTACAAAATATTTTTCGTCCATAATTTTAATTTTATCTATGTCCCAAATAATCGTTCAATTTTGTCATTAAGTCAAGTGATTTTCCTAATCCGCCATCAATTCTTGGTTCTTGTTTGTCTTTTTTGTCTACATCTATATTTTCGTCATACAATTTTCTATCATCTTTATTAGAATAAAGATACGCACCTGGTGTAGATGGATTCATAACCAAATCAAAACATATAATTTCAAAATCATCTTGAACTTCGTTGTGTTCGCCTTTTTTTGCTAAAGAACCAACTCCTCTTGAAGATATCCCCATAGTAACACCTTGTCTCATTAGATTGGCCGCGATATCTCCTTTTGTAGATACAACACCTCTTTCATGAAAACCTGGTGAAGTTAATAATCTTAACTTACCCATTAAAATATTATCATCCCACCATACATCATCAATTATGTGTGACACTCTGTCCAAATCAATTAGGGAAGATTCAGGATGATTTAATTCTGAAGTTGATAAACCTTTTTGAATTAATGATTTATATTTATCCGCTTCTCTTCTTAATATTTTTTCAGGGTAAACTCTGCCGTTTCTATTTGGTACCCCATACTTTTGTAAAGTCGCGTAAAACACAAAAGGTTTTGAATGGTCAATTTGAGTTTTATTTGCTTGTCCAAAATTCTCGTTTAAAGAATCTTTCCAAGAAATACTACCCGCATCATATTCAATTAATATACCTTTACCAGTTTCGTTTGGTCCTAAAATTTTCATAATCCTTTTTCATTATAAATATAAGGACTATTTAAACTTTCATTTTTTCTTTTGTTTTGGCATATTGAATTGTAAAATATTTTGAATCAGATAAAACCTCGTTGTATATTTTGTTAATTATTTTTATTAGTTCTTCAGATATTTCATTTGATTTAAAATCGACATCTTGTTTTGTAAAAAAAGTTATTTCTAAATTTAAGAATGATGATTTTTTTAATCTTATACCACTTGTTCTTAAATCCATGTCAACTATAAAGTGGTCTTTAAATAATTTTTTATTTGATATTTCTAATATTTTGTGTTTTATTGTTCTTGTTATAGAACCTACGGTGATACTCCAATTTTCCTTTTCCACTTTTGGTGTCACCCATGTTTGTAATACTAAATAAATTGATTTTAATTCTGTCGTGTTGACACTACCAAAATAACATTTGGCATCTTTAAACAATTCTAATTTGAATGTTTTTCCTTTTTTCATTTTTAAATGAGTTCATATAAGTAAGTTTATTTTTACAAAATATAAGAAAAAAAAAGAT